TCTTCTTCGTCTTCTTCTACTTCTTCTTCATCTTCGTCAAGTTCTTCTTCATCGATAAGATCTTCTTCCTCATCAACTTCTTCCTTTGCCAACGTTGGCATAGGTTCTGCAGCTGCTGCTTTAGCGTTAACTACATTCTTTACCTGAGTAAGAGTTGCTCCAGGAGTTTTAAGTGTTGCGGAATCATCGTCTGGACGATAATTTTCTGGGGTAGGTCCACCTAAATCCTCCCAACTACCAGTTTGCCCAGGAATCATAACTCCAGAAGCATTCTGTGCAATTGTGCTCATTGGTTCGGCAGGTGCAGCCCCTTTGGTTACTACGTTTTCCATTTCTTGTAAATTTCTACCAACGGACATTTTGATTGATTGTGTTATAATCTATATTTATTTATAAATTAAAGATTTGAAAAGAATTTAAATTTATATCTTTTTTTAAAAGTCTGCTTAGAAACATTAAAATATTCATAAGCATCTTTCATACACCCAAATTTTATACCATTACAAATAATAGATATAGTATTGTTTCATTTACATCATACTTAAAAACTTTTGAAAATGCTGAAGTTTTCTTTCTTCAGTCAATTTCTTTTTTTTCACATCGTTTTCAATGATATTTTTAATTGAATCCGCTATCCAAACTTTTTTATTTGAATCGTATATCCATTCTTTACCTTCCATAATTCCCTGAACGAATGCATCAGGTGCAGAAGGATCTGCAACGATATCAGCAGCGGTTGCTAGCATGAAATCTTCACCAACAATTTTATGTCCTTCATTAGTTATTTTTAACGATCCAACACCACGAGAAGAAACTCCAAGACAAACACCTTCTTTAATTAAAGAAGATGCAATTTTACCCATGGGAGTTTCAAGAATTTGTGCTTTACCGATAAAGTTATTACCATCTCTATAAAGTTCACAAATTTTATGCGAAACTCTATCAAGATTTACTGTTGGACCATCTGGATGTCCAAGTTCTCCAAGAGCACGACCTTTTTGTACAAAATTTTCATTATATCTATTCACCTCTCTTTCCATAATTGAAAGAGGATACATTCTACCGTTTCGATTAATTTGTTCTGCCTGTAAGAAAATGCCTTTAATGTAGCATTTTTGGGAAGAACCTTTTCCTTCGGTAATAAATTCTACTTTTTGTACTTCTTCGGTGATGAGTTTCATTTTATTCGGAAACTAATTGGACTATTTCTGTAATACTTAAATTTGTTGCATTAGCGTCAGCAAGAGCTGCAACCTTAACACTTCTTGACACTATTGCTTCTGTGACTGTAATAACTCCAACAACAGATGATGTATCTGCTGATATTGTTAGGGTAGATTCTGTTAAATCTGTGACTAACTGATGGACAGTATTTATCCCAGACGGTTGTGCATTTTCAATGGTTACATAATCTCCAATAACAAAAGGATTACCTGCATTATTTGGAAATGTAATAACTGTAGACGATCCAGTTGTAATTCCTGCAACCTTTTGCCTAGCAATTCTTTCCTTTAATACTTCATTCCCATATGGTGAAACATAAAATGAATTAGTAGTAACAGTAGGATTTCCGCCCGTTTCAACATAAACTGCAGTTAATCCGGCAGCAACACGTATATAACCACTTTTCAAAGCAATTGGATTGCTAGTTGCAGCAACAGAAACTGTTGGAGAAATTCTATTTACATTTTGAACTATTTTTATTGCCATTATTCAGCATCTCCTGTTTGATCGCTATTATCAAACATCATTGTTGCAACTTCTGGTCGAATAGATTCTATTTTTTCTGCAGATTTAGCATAGAGTAATTGTTTGACCACATCAGAAATATCAGATGGTGATCCATCAGTTGCAATCAAGTCGATAAGTTCTTCCATAAAAATTGTTTATTATTATATGGTTATTTATATTTTTCCACCTTTGGGTTCTGGTATTTCTACTGCTGTATCATTTATAGTAGGTTCTATTGGAACTTCACCACCTGCTCCTTGTTCAATCGCTTGACCTGCAGTTTCTCCATCACCAGGTAACGGATTACCCATCTCGTCAACAGGGGCATTTGGATCCGGTAAAATACCTTTAGCAATTTCATCTTCAATTTGAAGATCTATTTCAATAATCTCCGAGTCAGTTTGACGAAGAATTTTTTTACGAACATATTCTGTCGAATAATACTTTCCAATATAAGGTTCAATTGTAGTTGCAAGTGTCAATCTGTTGGTTAATAATTCTGCTTCTTTTAATTCTGAAAAATGATTGTCATATAAAAAGTCGTATTGAATATGATCACTCATTTTTTCCCAATCTTCTGGGGAAACTATATTTTTTAATAGTAATTGTGTGCGAAGAATATCATTAAAAAGATTAGCAAATCTCTTTCTCAAACGACCAACAAACTTTGAGAACATCAGTTCATCTCTTAAAATTTCAGATGATCTGCCAAGATTAAATCCATCACCACCACCAGCAATCCTTGTTTCTGGAACTCCAAGTGCTCTATAAAGTTTTTTCTGGAAGTATTCAATATCCGAAAGTTCACCAAGATTTTGACCACCGGGAAGAGTGGTAATTTCAGTTCCTCTACCACCTTCTCTTCTTGGAAGCCAAAAGTCTTCAAGCATACTCATGAACTTACGATCATCACGAACTTCACCAGTATTTGCATCATAAACAAGTTTATTACGATAACGAGACATAACCTCTTTCAAGTATTGCTCTGCTTTTACTTTAGGTAGATTGCCAACATCAATGTAAAAAATACGACGCTCTGGTGCTCTAGATAGTCTATAGATAACTAGAGAGTCCTCAATCATTCTTAACTGATTAAGTGCTTTAATTGCCTTGTGTAGATAAGAAAGAATTGTTCCCTTATTTCTATCAACTAATCCTGAAGTGCAATATGTAATTGAATCTTTTGCAATCTTAACTCCTCTTTTAGATCCACCACTAATTGTTCCTGTAGGAAAATTTGGAGTAGGAGTATAAATGAAGTATTCTTCAATTTCTGGAAAATTATATTCTTGCTCTTGTCCGAAAGATCTTGATAGCAAATTTAAATTTCTTGTTCCATTAACATCATTGCCCGTCTTTTTCTCTTGACGAACATGTTTTACTTTCATTGGATCAATATATCTTAATTCCTGGATACCTGCATCAGGATTTTTTTGATCAATTACTTTAAGATAAAATAAACGTCCATCTATATACCAGTTTCTGAAAATTTCATGAGACTTTTTATCAAAGTCCATGATTTCTTTAATATATTTAAATTCTGCTCTTATAACTTCTTTTAAACGATCACTTGCATTTAAGTTAGATAATTCAATTTCTACAGGAGAATCATAAAGGTCGCTGACAATCGCTTCATTTACAACACTTTCAATAGCATTATCACACTCAGGATGAAGTGCCATTTCACGATAACGGCGAATTAAATCATACTCAGTTCTATAAACACCCTCAATATCTACATATTGACCATAAAATCCAGACTGAATAAAATAGTCAACCCCGTCCTCATTACTAGGAGGAACGGGGGAAACTACAGATTTGGGTTTGTTGTCACTACTCTCAATCGAAAAACCAAAAAGTTTCGCCATCTTATAATTTTTATTAAACTACTTGTATGAGTTATTTAGTTAATATCTTCTCCACCAGCTGATGGAGAATTACCTTTCATTGCTTCCCACCAGAGAATTTGGAACTCTACAGGGAATTCTTGAATGGTTGATGTGCCGTAATCGAGCGTAATTGCTCCGATAGAAGTTGGAAAAATATCATAAAAATGATATGCTCTGAGAGTTGATCCATCACGATCAAGTTGATAAACAAAAGCATCTGCAGTATATGCTGTTGGATCTGTTTCTCCAGTATTATCGGAAACTCGATTAATTCTATTCATCCAATTCTCAAATGCTGAACGAATAGCAAAGTCAGTGTCATTAATTACCGTAACTGTCCAACTTTCAAATGTCCTGTCTCCTGCAACTTTTAGAGTTCTTCCTCTAAAAGGAACATCGATAGGAGCAACATTAGAAGCAGGAAGGTTTGCACCTTTGACTAAAAATCTTGCCTTATCAAGAACATTAGTATCTGCAGGAGCAATATCTGGGAATGAAAGAACAACTTCAAAAAGATTACTTCTAGCACCACCACCTGTTAACTTACTCTTAAAGTCAGTAATCTTTCTTAGTGGAGGTGGATTTAATTGTTGTCTAGTTGCCATGGTAGTTTAAACCTCTAAATTAAAAGTTTCCGATTACTTCTTCAAAGTCAACACCAGTCTTGGTGGCAATAAAGTTAAGACCAATGAAGTTAATTGATCTTGCAGGTTTGATGTAAATATCAGCAACAAATTCATTGTTGTCGATTACGGCAGCAGTGTTATTTGTTTCATCACAGATAACAACATAATCAAAGATTCCTCTCTTTGCTTGAACATCACGTAAGAATGGTTCAATAGTATTTACAAAGTTAGTTCTTGTAATTTCATCATTGAATTCAAAGAGAGCATCTTTCGCTGCTTGAGAAATTGCATCCTCAAGATAGATAAACAGACGACGGACATTGATTCTGTCGAATGCGGAAGACTTGGCAAATCCAGTCTTATCGCCAAATAGAATTATTCCAGCACCAGGTGAGAAGATTACTGGGTTAATTCTATTTGAGTAGAGAACATCTCTTTGAGTCTTAGATGGGTTATATGCAAGCTTAACAGCATTTAAGATGGCACCTCTTGATGTACCTGCGGGAGAATACCAAGCAAAGTTGTTGATATCGTTACGGGCACAAAGACCTGCAATGTCTCCATTTAGAGGTACATATCTAAATGTATTTGAGAATCTGTCATACATGTACTTGTAACCACTATCAAATATCGCATAGGATGATGATGTAACAGAAGCATAAAACTCAATTACATTGTCAGTAATATCTGCAGCAGATCTTACTGTTACTGCATTTTGGTCTGATGTGTCAGATAGTGCAGCGCCTCTATAATGTGAAATAAAGGCAATTGCATCTTTTCTCAACTCAGCAACTGAAATGAGTTTATTTGCAAGTGCTTGTGCAGTGTTGATATCATAAGCAGCAGATCCCATCAGGAGGAAGTCTACCTTGAAGTTTTCTGTATTTTCAAATAAATCATATCCGCCAGAAAGTTCTGCCAGAGATGCAGTTAATGATCCTGCAGCGGTTGTTCCTGCCTGACCATTGTAATCTAAACCACCAGTAAGAGTGTTTGTTGAAGAACCTGCAGCAGCAAAAGTAATTCCATCTGCTTCTTGATTCCAAGCAACATCAGACTCTAAGTTAAAACCTGAACTATATCCAGTAGTTACAATCCCTGTTGGAGAATTGAGACCAAAGATATACTCAGAGTTATTAGCAAGATACTTTCTCCAGTATGAAGGATTTCCTACTGAGAATTCGGCATCAGTTGCCTTAGACAGTGAGAGGTGCTTCTCAAGAATTGTTCCAGCATTTCCAGTTACTGTGCCGAGAGCATCAATAACTACAACATGAACTTCGTCAAATCTTGAATTTCTTGGTGCAGCGAATGCAGAAGTGCCAGGTCTTGGAGCAATGTTATTCCAAGAAATTGATGAGGTGCTAGTTAAACCTAGTGTTTGTTGGTCAAACCAATCAAGTCTTGAAGTATAAGAAGTAGACCCAAGTGCTGTTACACCACCAGTTGTATGAATAGCAACACTTCCTGTGGAGGAGAATGCATAAATACCAGAAGGTTGATAGTCAACTTCTGTCTCAGTTCCGCTTGCCGAAATATAAGAAAGTACCTTTACAGATACATCGGTGCCAGAGACTTCAGTAATAATACCCTTTAAGTATCCATCAAGTACTGAAGTTGTACCAGCACCAGGATTTACTCTACCTACCACAGATTGGGTAACACCATATCCAACCTGAATGCTTGTAATACCTGATGCAACTGAAGTGTTAATGCCAACCAAAATTTGGTCTGCTTTAGAATCAATAATACCAACTTTAAGACCATTAGACCAAGAACCCGGGTTTCTTGCTGCAACTACAACACCAGCAAGAGTATTTTCATCATACCCTAGAGCATTGTAGTGATCTACACTATCAATTTTAACACTAGAAGCAGTTCCAACAAAACCATTTCTTAGATCATTATCATTTGCTCTTACAACTCTTAAAGCACCACCATATGCTAGATATGAAGAGGCAGATAACCAATACTCATATTGCTTATCTGTAGAGTATGGTCCTCCAAAATTGGTAAGTAAATCATTTTCATTTTCCACTAATGTTGGGGAATCAATAGGTCCCTTAGCAAAAGGTGCAACTATTGCTCCAATTTTGTCTGATGAAGGAGTAACTCTTCCAATTGTTAAATCAATTTCTCTTACTACAATTCCAGGAGATGCTAAATTTAGTGGCATCTTTATTCTCCGTATCCAGAATTATTCTAAAAATATTTATTAAAAAGTATATTTTAGATTGAGAAACAATGCATGAACACTGACATTACCAATCAGGATAATGCCATTCAGTTAAATATATATTTTTTTTCCTATATTCTTGAACTCTTTTTATAGTGCATTCTTTACACTCATAAGAATAAGATGATGGTAAAGTATAATTTTTACGAGTACGATAAAAACCATCTAATAAGTTTTTTTTAATTCCACAAACCTTACATTTTCTATCGTCAAGAAATAAATGCTCTATTTCAAATTGATTTTCTAAGTCCACTATCTATAATCCCACATATAAGATCTATCACCATATTCATCAACATTCCATACCTCTAAAGCATTATTTTCGCTTTTTGATCCTGCAAATATCCATCTATCTCCGGTTTCCTCATCAACAGTGATGCTGAAATCATCTAGTCCATCTGCAATAAATCCAAATGGTGCCATATCTTGTTCTATTTGATTTTTTTGTTCTTCATAAATTCTTTTACGAACATCATTATCCGTCATCTCTTTGAAATAGTCCTGTGCGACCAACCAAGAGAAGATTACAAGGCACATTGCCAAATCATCATTACAACCCTCTTCTGCCTCAAAGGAGTTGTGTCTCTGAGCGAATGTGGTTAACTCAGATATGATATCATAATCTACCGTAAGTAATTTATCATCTTCCATTAAGGTTTTTAAGTTAGAACATCCCAACTTTTTAACGGCTGCAGTTGTTCTTACACCAAGTTGCGATTTCTTACCACTAAATCCAGATCCTACAATTTGTCCAGCACGACCTCTCATGGCACACATTAAGACATTATCATATTCCAAATCAAAGTGAAGAATATTTGCAACCTGATCTCCAATATCATTAACTTCAACTAATAACCAAGAATTATTATATCCTTTTGCCACTTCATGAATAACACTTGGAAATAGCATTGGTTTAATTTCATTATTTTTATATTTTGCTACAACTTTATAAGGAAAATTAGTAATATCAAAGACAATGAATGCTGAATAATCATTCCCAATTCCACGAGCAACGTCAACGGTCATCAAATAGTTGTGTTCCTCTTTTGGATTTTCATAAATGTCAAGACCTGCGTTCCTTTTTATTGGGTCTTCATAAACAAGATTTTTGAGTTTTGCTGGATTGATAAGAGTGTTTGTAGATCCCAAAAATTCGCAGTTATGTGATATTATATTATTTGAATAATATAAATTATCTTCTCCAACATCAAGTAAATCATAAAGATATACTTCTTTTTCTACAATTTCATTATAAACTACTTTTTTTCCCTGTAAAAAATCATCAACTTTAATCATTGATGCTTTAATTTGTTCTTCTCCAAAAGAATGGTTATCAGAACACTTTATTTCTGACCCATCATCAAATATTATCCAATGATAAAAAGGTTTATATACTTTTTGAATTCCAGAAATAGATTTAAATCC